CTCGCCCCCGCCCTATCCCCCTCCCTGGGTCACGATCTGGGGCGGCGGCGGGCGCCCACGGACGGCGGTCGCCCGACCGCCCGCCGTGTCGCCGGCCGTCTTCCCCAGGAAGGGACCCCCGATGACGCCCGAAGCCGCCGCCGCCGCCGACCGCCTGGTCGTCGCCGGTCCCCCAGGCGCCGGGAAATCGACCTGGGTCCAGGCGAACCGTCGCCCAGGCGTCCCGGTCCTGGACTTCGACCTGATCGCCTACGCCCTGGGGTCCCCGATCGACGATCACCACGTCGACGACCATCCCGATTCGATCGCCGCCGCCGCGTTCGTCGCCTGGAACGCCGTCCGGAACTACGCCCTGGCCGAACCCGTCCCGGTCTGGATCATCCATTCGACCCCGCCGCCCGCCGCCCTGTTCCAGTACCAGGACGCGGGTTTCGCCCTGTTCGCCCTGGAAGGAACGAAACCGTGACCGATACCGACCCAACGGACCCGATCCCCGGCGGACTAGCCGCGACGTGGGACGTCCGATTCCGAATCGACGACGACGGCGTCCTGACCTGGACCACGACTTCGATCGAAGGGAACTTCGCGTCGGTCCTGTCCCTCGGAACCCACCTGGCCGCGGTCCTGGGGGTTCCTCAGTCGTGACCCGCCGCCAGGGGACGATTCGCCGTCGGGCGGTCCGCGCCGTGAACGCCGCCGACTGGATCGACCGTGACGGAACCGACGCCGTCGCCGTCGGCCTGGTCTACGCCCTGGCCGACCAGGTCGACCTGGCGACCCGCCCGCCGTCCGACGACGCCCTGTTCGACGACACGAAGGTTCGGGAAGCCGCCGGGAAGGTCGCGTTCGTCGCCCAGGTCCTACTGAAGTCCCTGGACGCCCTGGGTCTGACCCCGACCGCCCGGACCAGGTTCGTCGACGACGACGCCGACGACGGCGCCGACCTGGTCGCGGACCTTCGGGCGATCATGACGGGATGACGGCGGTCCCCGCCGTCGACGACTACGTCCCCGCGGGATTGTGGTCGCCTGGGGACCTGGACGACCTGGAAGGAATCCAGACCCCGCGTATATGGACCCCCAGGGTCCCGACCCGTCGAACCGCGGGTCCGATCCTGTCGGCGGTCGACGACGTCTTCGGGTTCGACCTACTTCCCTGGCAGACGACGACCGCCGACGTCGCCCTGGAACTGGACGACGACGGGGACTGGGTCCGGAACCTGATCGTCCTGGTCGTCGCCCGCCAGAACGGGAAGACGACCCTGTTAGCCCGACGCGCCCTGGTTCACCTACTGACCGGGGTCGGCGGCGCCCTGATAACCGCCCAGGACCGCGCCCTTCCCCGCGTCGTGTTTGAACAGGTCGCCCAGGCGATCGAAGACCATCCCGACCTACGGCGCCGCCGCGAACGGGTCCGCTACGCGAACGGGACGGAGGAAGTCCGTATGGTCGGCGGTCACGACGCGCCCTGGCTGCGGGTCGTCGCCCCGACCCAACAGGGGTTCCGTGGCTACCAGAAGGTCGGTCTACTACTGATCGACGAAGTCCGGGAACAACGGACCGACGCCGTCTGGTCCGCCGCCCTGTATACGACCCGCGCCCATCCGAACCCCCAGGTCTGGGCGGTCAGTAACGCGGGCGATCCCGATTCGGTCGTCCTGAACCGTCTACGGGATCGGGGACACGCCGCCGCCGCCGACCCCGACGCCGACCCGCGTATCGGGTACCTGGAATGGTCCGCCCATCCCGATCGGGCGCCCGACGACCCGACGGGATGGGTCGAAGCGAACCCGTCCCTGGGTCGTCTGATCCGCGGGACCCGCCTACTGGACGAACTACGGAACGACGACCCGCTGCGCTTCCGGACCGAAGCCCTGTCCCAGTGGGTCGACGCGACGTCGGTCCAGGCAGTCCCCTGGACCGACTGGGTCCGCTGCGGGGAACGGAACCTGGCGGCGATCGACCCCGACCAGTCGACGACCTGGGTTTCGTTCGACGTCGACGCCGACCGTCGGTCCGCTTCGATCGTCGCCGGGGCCTGGGTCGACGACCGTCTGGTCGTCCAGGAAGTCGCCCACTGGGACGACGGGGTCGTCGAACGGGACGTCGCCGCCGCCCTGGAAGACTGGGTCGACCGCCTCGGTCCCCAGTCGGTCGCCTACGACCCGAACACGGGGACGGGCGTCGTCGATTCCCTGTCGGGTCGGGGAATCCCGTTCGATCGGATCACGGGCGGCGCCTGGTTGTCCGCCTGCGCGACCCTGGTCGACCTGGTCCGGTCCGGGACCCTCGCCCACGCGGACCAGGACAGTCTGAACCGCCAGGTCGCCGCCGCCGGTCGACGGGACGTCGGGGACGGGACCTTCCGCCTGTCCCGAATGGATTCCCAGATACCGATTCCCGCCGCGATCGCCCTGGCGCGTCTGGTCGGCGCCGCGTCGACCCCTGGCGCCGAATCCCTGATCTACGTCATCTGAACGCGTCCGGATAGCGGACGCGGCGACCTCGAGGTCGTCCGGACAGCGGACGGGGTCGTCCGCCCAGCGGACGCGTCCGGTATGCTGGACGTCAGTGGGTTTCTTCGACCGACTTCGCCGCCCGACGATCGACGCCCAGGAACGGTCCGTCGCCTGGGTCGACCCGTCGACCCTGACGTTCTACGGAACCCAGGTCGGCGGACTGAACGTCGGCGCCATCCGGAACCATCCCAGGTCCGGTCTGGTCCTTCCGACCCTGTTCCGCGCCGTGTCGATGATCGCGGACGCGTCCGCCAGTCTTCCGTTCGCCGCCTGGGACCCCACGTCCCAGACCAGGGTCGCCCGACAACCGTCCATCGTCCGCCGTCCCGACCCGTTCCTGGCGAACCAGACGTTCGTCCGTCAGACCGCCACGTCGCTACTGCTGGAAGGGAACGCGTTCTGGTTCCTCACGGCGCCCGACGCCGACGGTCGCCCCACGGTCGCCCGCCCGATCCCGCCGTCGGAAGTATCCGTCGCCTGGAACCAGTCGAAGACCGACGTCATCTACGAATGGCGGGGTCGACGAATGACCCTGGGCGTCGATATCGCGCACCTTCGCTATATCGACGAACCTGGCTACGCCTGGGGCCTGGGACCTGTCCAGGCCGCGTCCCTACCGATCGCCGGGGCGATCGAAGCGGAACGCTACGCGGCGACGTTCTTCACGGAAGCGGCGGTCCCCGACGGGGTCCTGGAAACGCCTAACCGACTGACGAAGGACGAAGCGGACCGCCTCCGCGATCAATGGACGACCGCCCACGGCGCCCGACGTGGGACCGCCGTTCTGTCCCAGGGGATGACCTGGAAACAGGTTTCCATCAGTAACCGGGACGCCGAAGCGGTCGCCAGTCGCAACCTGTCCCAACAGGACGTCGCCCGCCTGTTCGGTATCCCGTCCGCCCTGTTGAACGTGAACGCCTCGGGGTCGTCCCTGACCTATCAGAACCAGGAAGGGATCGCGACCGACTTCGCCCGCTACGCCGTTCAACCGATCACGGATCGGATCGAAGCCGCCCTTACGGACCTGGTCCCCAGGGGACAGGAAGTCCGTTTCCGTTTCGTCGACCTGTTGAAAGCCGATTCACGAACCCGCTTCGACGTCTACCAGGTCGCCCTGGCGAACGGAATCCTCACGGTTAACGAAGTCCGGGACCTGGAAGGTCTTCCGCCGCTACCTGGCGGCGGGGACATACCCGAAACCCCGACACGGGAAGGATCGACCACGGTATGACCGACGAACTGTCCTGGGACCTACCCGTCGAAGTCCGCGCCACGGACCGCGACGCCCGAACGATCCGGGTCCTGGTCGCCCCATACGATGACACGGCGCCCGTCGGCGGCGGCGAACGGTACGCGCCTGGGGTCTTCGGAACCCCCGCCCAGGTCGCCCTGAAACTGGAACTGGGTCCCGGACACGCGGGACCCGTCATCGGGCGGGCGGTCGACTGGGACGACACGGACGCCGGTCTGGTCGGAACCTTCCGGGTATCCGCGACCCAGGCCGGGGACGACGCCCTGACCCTCGCCGCGGACGGCGCCCTGGGCGGGTCCGCCGGTTTCATTCCCCTTCTACGCGACCGAAACGACGACGGAACCACGACGGTACGGTCGGGCGACCTGAGGGAAGTAACCCTTACGGGGACCCCCGCCTACCGACGCGCGAACGTCGTCGCCGTGACACGATCGGACGTCCGACAGGAAGGAACCACTATGGACGACCAGAACCCCGTCGGCGCCGACGCCGACCCGACCCCCGCCGTCGACGTGACCGCCACGGTCGACGCCGCCGTGACCCGCGCCCTGGACGACTACCGCGCCCAGGTCGCCCAGGACGTCCCGCCGATCCAGGCGACCGCCCGACCCCACGACTACCGTTCCCTCGGTCACGTCGTGTCCGACGTGATCCTATGGACCCGCAAGCGGTCCGCCGACGCGTCGACCCGACTGGAAGCCCTGATCGACGCCGGGATCGTCGAACCCGACGGGTCCGCGATCAATCTGGACGCCCGCGCGTTCGCCGGGGTCGGGAACAGTGTTGGGTCGTCGACGCCTAACAACGTCTACGTCCCCGACCTGTTGACCCTGATCCGTGAGGGTCGCCCGACCGTCGACCTGTTCGGACAGCGGGACCTGCCCGCCGAAGGGAACGTCGTCCAACTTCCGTCCGTCGTCCAGGGGAACCAGGTCGACTACCAGGACGGCGAAGGGACTTCGATCGCGAACCAGGTCCAGAACTGGGTTCTGAACGACTACCCCAAGTCGACCATCGCGGGCGGTCAAGGGGTCACGATCCAGGCGATCCGTTGGTCGCAACCGTCCTACCTGGACGAAGTCGTCCGCGATCACCTGGCCGCCCTAGCCGAACGGGTCGACTTCTACACGATCAACGGCGACCCCGCCACGGATACCCCCGTGTCGGGAACCGGGATGACTGGCATCCTGAACGCCGGGGCGACCGCCATTCCAGGCGCCACGGACGCGACGACCGCCCTGGCGAACGTCGGCGCCGCCTGGTCCGCCGTCTACACGGGATCGAAGCGGTCCCCGATCGCCTCGGTTATGGCCGGGGCGACGTGGGGTCAGTTCCTGGACCTGGTCGACACGGACGGACGTCCCCTGGTTTCGACGGAAGCCCCGTCGAACCCCGCCGGCATCGGGAACGCCGCGTCGGTCGCCGGGACGATCCGGTCGGTCCCCGTGGTCCTGGACGACAACGTCCCCGCCGACGTGGTCATCTGGGGATCGTTCCGGGACGCCCTGTTCTATGAGGACCCCCAGACGCCCGCCCAGGTCGCCCTGACCTACCCCGACGCCCTGACCACGGACGTCGCCGTCTACTCGTTCCAGGCCCTGGCGATCCGCCGCCCTGGCGCGTTCGCCGTGATGGACTGGTCCGCCTGATGGCCGACGGCGACCGACCGATCTACAACCGGACCGAACGCCTAGCGGCGAAGTCGGCGCCGAAGCCGAAGCGGTCGTCGTCGAAGTCGAAGTCGTCGAAGGGGACCCCCGCCGCGGGGTCCCCTGACGGCGGCGCCGACGACGGGGACGACAGCGGGAAGGACTGACCGATGGTCGACGTCCTACGCGACCTGTCGGCGGTCCTGGCGAATCTGCCCGACAACAACGCGGGTCTGATTACGCCCCAGGACGTCCGGGAACTGGTCTGGTCCCTGGCGCCCGACACGATCGGCGTCAGTCTGGACCCGCCCGTCCCCGTGACGGTCCCCGTCCCCGAAGCCCCGACCTGGTTGTCCCTGAACCTGACCCTTTCGGGACAACTGAACGGGACCGACGCCCTGTTCTGGGACGTCGACGGGAACGGGGCGGCGGGTCCAGGCGCCTACCCGCTGGACGTCGCCCTAGACCCGACCACGATCCGCCTGGTCACGGTACGGGGACTGGTCCAGTTCGACCCAGTCGGTCCCGGCCTGTTCACGCTTCAACTAACCCGCGACGGGGTCGGGATCGGGGACCCTGTCGCCGTCGACGCCGCGCCGTCGACCGACCGGACCCAGGTCGCCCTGGTCCATACCGAACAGGTCCCATACGACCCCGTTCCCCGCTACGGGATTCAGATTCAGACCGACCAGGCCGGGGGCGCCGACGTGGACCTGTTCAACTACGAACTACGCGGGGAAGGACGTCCGGTCTACTGATGGCTATTCAACTGTCCGCCACGATTACCGACAGCGGCGACGTCGAACTGTCCTGGGTCGACGACGGGACCCCGCCCGCCTCGGTCTACACGGTCCGCCGTCAGACCGACGGCGGGACCTTCCAGGAAGTCGGGTTTACGCCGCCCGCCCGGACGACGTTCGTCGACCCTGGGTCGGTCCTGGTCGACGGGGTCGTCTACGGGTACCAGGTCGAAGGGGACGGCGCCGTCCTGTCGAACGTCGTCGACGTGACCCCAGACGTCGACGCCCCGACGTTCGGTCCGGTCGACTGGCTAGAACTGGTCCCCCGCTACACGGATCTACCGACCGTGAAACGGCGCCTGGGGATGGACGTGGGGTCGACGGTCTACGACGACGAACTGACCCAGACCATCGTCGCCGCCGAATCGACGATCGACGCCCACCTGGGACGGTCGTTCCCCGACGACGGACCGAACCCCGCCATCCCAGGTATCCCCCAGGCCGTCCGGGTCGTAGCGACCCAGATAGCGGTCCGGGTCTGGAAGGAAGCCGACCGCGCTGGACAGTCGGCGGGTTCCGACGACTGGTTCGGGACGATCGACCTGGCCGGGGCGACCGCCCAGGCGATCGACCAGAACCCCTCCCTGGTCGGACTACGCGCATCGTTCGGGATCGGGTAGACGATGGGACTACGAACCGACCTGGCCGACCATATCCGAACCCAGGTTCCCGACCTGGCCGCGGTCTGGGACCATCCCGCCGAAGTGACCGCCGTCCCCGCCGTCGTCGTCCATCCCGCGCCAGGGGAATACTGGGTCCCCTGGACGATGGGCGGACCGAACCTGGTCGCCTGGGCGATCGTCGTCGAAGTCATCGTCCAACGGACCGACCCAGGCGCCGCCCTGGACGCCCTGGAAGACCTGGGCGCCGAAGTGATCGCCGCCCTGGGGACGTTCGACACGCCTAGCGGCGGGTCCCCCAGGTTCCAGTCCTACTCGGACGTCGGTCCCGTCACGGTCGGGGAATCCGACGCCCTATCCGCCCAGATTTCCGTTCTGATCCCGTATCTGACCGGACAGACCTAGAACCCGACACTACGGAAGGAAACCCGAATGGCATTCGCCTACGTTCCCGGATACACGATCACGTTCACCATCGGCGGGGAAGACCTGTCGGTCCACGCGTCGTCCGTCGCCCTGTCATTCGGGGCGGCGACCCTACCGAAGCCGGTCTTCGGTACCGCCGCCGGTCGCGCCATCGCGGGACAGGCGACCGGGACGTTCAACGCGTCGGGACACGGAAACGCCGAAGCCCTAGCGACCCTGGCCGCGCTCCGCGCCCAGACCACGGGCGGTCCCGTCCCGGTCGTCCTGACCTACGGCGACGGCGGGAACGACGCGTTCGACCTGATCGTCGGGGAAGTGACAACCGACGCCGAAGCCGATGGGCAACTGTCCTGGACCCTGACGGGTTCGGTCGACGGCGACGTGACCTACACGCCGCCCGCGGGTCCCTGAGGGTCGCCCGTGGCGGGCGACGTCGGCCTGGAACTGGACGGACTACTGGAAGCGGTCCGGGCGTCGAAGACGATGGCGGCGACGGTCGACCGTGTCGGCGCCGACGCCCTGTCCGACGACGCCCGTTTCGTAGTCGACCAGGCGCGGCGCCTGATGCGGGGTCGTCCTGGCGGCGGGTCGTACCGTCGGGACTACGAAGACATCGGGACGATCCGTGATCGGGTCGTGATCCGTCGGGGCGGGACCGCCCTGGGCGCGGAATTCGGCGCCGTGAACGCCTGGGTCTTCGGTCGGGAAACGACCCAGGCCGCCCTGTCCCGCCGCCAGTTCGCCCCACGGTCCCGCGACGGGTACCTGGTCGGTCCCTACTATCGCCCCAGTCGGAAGGTCGTCCGACGGACCGCCCAGGTCGACGAAGACCTGTTCGACGGCGCCGTCCGTCGCCCTATGCGGCGGGCGGGGGTCCCCCGATGACGGAAGGAACCTGATGGCGCGGGTCACTGGTCATATCGAATATCGGGCGACCCTGGACGCGTCCCGTTTCAAGCGGGGCGCCCGTGAAATGGAACGGTCCCAGTCCAACCTGGGACGGTCCGCCCGGACCCTCACGGGTCGGATCGGGGACCTGGCACTAGCGACCGGGGTCTCCGCGACCGACCTTCTACGCTTCGCCGGGGAAGCCGCCCACGCGGGAATGGTGGCCGAACAGGTCGCCATTTCGTTCGACCGGACCTTCGGTCCTTCGACGGAACGCCTGGGCGAAGACATAGACCGACTGGCGAACCGTCTGGGTCTGACGACCGCCGAAGCCCAGGGACTACTGATCCCCGTCGGTCAGTTGGCAACCGATATGGGTCTGTCCCGTGACGAAGCCGCCGACTTCGCGTCGACGATGCTGGAAGTCGGCGGCGCCCTGTCGGAATTCAATCCCGCCGCCGGGGACACGGACGCCGCAATATCCGCCATCGGCGCCGCCCTACGCGGCGAGAACGACCCGCTGGAACAGTTCGGGATCAAACTGTCCGCCGCGAAGGTGAACGCCCGCGCCCTGGAACTGACCGGGAAGGACCTGACGTCGGAACTGACCGACCAGGAACGGGCAATGGCGATCCTGTCCCTGGTCACGGACGGCGCCGCCGACGAACTGGACCAGTTCCGCGAGGGGCAACAGTCGACCATATCGAAGACGAACGAAACGAAAGCCCGACTTCGGGAACTGAAGGAAGTCATAGGGACCGAACTGGTCCAGGCCCTGGGCGAGAACGAAGACGCCGTCGACGACGTCATAACCGCGCTGGAAGACCTGTCCGAAGTCGTCGGTCCCCTGATCCAACTGGTCGCGTTCCTGGCGGGCGAAGTAGGCGACGTCGTGTCCAGGATCGGCGGGATTAGTCAGTCCGTGAAAGGGGCGATCACGGCGTTTAAGGAATGGCGGTCGGGCGCCAGGTCGTTCCTGGACGTGATCCGTTCGATCAATGCCGCGCTGTATAAAGCGATCCAGTACCTGGGTCGTCTCCCTGGCGGCGGGACGATCTTCGGGGACTGGGCGGCGCCGCCGTCCCAACGGCGCGGGTCGCAGTCGACGGCGCCCCGTGGGGTCACGGGAAATCCCGACTACCCCTGGTCGTTCCCTGGCGGCGGTCGGGTCCCTGGTCCGCTGGGTCGTCCGATGCCCGCCATCGTCCACGGCGGCGAAATGATTTCGGGGATCAATGGCGGAAGCGGCGGCGGCGGCGGACCGACCATCGTCATCCAGGCCGGGATCGGGGACCCCAACGCGATCGCCCGCCAGGTCGTCGACGCGCTTCAGACCTACAACCGGACCAACGGTCCCATACCGATCGTGACCCGCGACGTCGTCGGGACCGTCTAATGGTCGACCCCCTGTTGTACCCGTCGGCGGTCACGAACCCGCGCCGACGATGGATCGGCGGGACGACCGACTGGCGGGTCGAAATCGGCATCCTGACCGACAGCGAAGTCGGGTCCGCCTGGGACATAGGTCTATGGGACGAAGGGGTCTGGGCGGGGTTCCTACGGAACTGGTACGACGTGACCCGCTGGGTCCTGGACGTCCAGACCAGTCGCGGACGGTCGAAGTTCCTGGAACGTATGCGGACGGGATCGGCGCGGATCGTCCTGGACAACACGGACGGGTTCTGGAACCCCTATTCGGGCGAACTACCGAACACGCTTCGACTTCGCCCAGGTCGATTCGTGCGGGTATCCGCCTACGCCGAAGGGGTCGGCCTGGACGGTTACGTCCCCGTGTTCGTCGGGACCGTCGACCGGATAGACGACCAGTATCGGTCGGGCGCCTACGACGCCCAGACCGTCCTGGAAGTCCTAGACCCCGCCGCCCTGTTCCAAGTCGACAATCCGCCCGCCCTGGAAACCGAACGCCCGTCCGAACTGACGTCGGAACGGGTCGCCTACGAACTGGACGAATGGGGATGGCCTGACGACCCGTCCTGGCGGGACATTCAGACCGGGGTCGTCCCGATGCGGGCGTCGACCCTCGGACAGTCCCGCCTGGAAGAAATCCAACGCGCCGCCGACGCCGAAGGGTCCGCGTTCTACTTCGACGGGTCCGGTCGGGCGGTCTTCAAGCGGCGACAGTGGCTACGGAACGACCCCCGGTCGACGACCGTCCAGGCCGTCCTGGGCGGTCCCACGGGACTTCCGATCGTCGACGCCGACCCCGAATGGGGCGCATCGGAAATCGTGAACGACGTCCAGTTCTCACGGGTCGAAGGGACGGCGATCCGGGCGACCGATACCGCGTCCCAGGCCCTGTACGGTCCCCGGACCCTTCGCCGCTTCGATCTTCAATGTCAGAACGACGCCGACGTCCAGTTCCTGGCCGACGCCGCCATCGACGCGTTCGCCTACGACCGTCTACGCCTGAACGCCGTCACGGTCGCCCCACTGAACGCGACCCAGGCCGCCCAGTGTTTAGACCTTCGGATCGGGGACCTGGTCCGGGTCCAGGTCCGGGTCGGCGGGTTCCGATGGTCGTACACGACCGAAGCCCACGTCCAGGGGATCGCCCACCAAGTAGACGCCGACGACTGGACCGTGACCTACCGCCTGGACGACACGCAACGGGGACCGTCCGACGGGTCCGCGTTCACGAACGGGTTCAGTCAAGGGTTCACGGCGCCGCCGCCCGACACGCCCTAGCGGAAGGAAACCGAACGATGCCGAATCCCGAAGACGTCATCCCCGGCGAACTGATCGAAGCGGTCTGGGGAAACCAGGTCCGCGACCAGTCGGTCCAACCGTTCCCCGACGCGACCGCCCGCGACGTGTCCATCCCGCTTCCCGACGAAGGACTACTGGCCTACCTGTCCGACCCTGGAACGATCACGGTTTACGACGGCGCCCAGTGGGTCGACCTGGACGTCCTACTGGGCGGTCCGTTCCTTCCCCTGGCGGGCGGGACCGTGACGGGACGTCTGATCGTGACCGACACGGTCGAAGTCCAACCGGACCCCGACGGGGACGGTCGACCCCGAATCCAACTGAACGCCCCAGGCGACGGATTGATCTTCCATCAGACCCGCCAGAAACTGGTTCTGGGCGCGGGGACGGCGCGGGCCTGGCTAACGGACAACTGGGACCTGGGCGACGAAGTACCCGCCGACGCGTCGAACCTGTTCGCAATCGAATCGGGCGGGCGGGCGGCGTTCTGGGTAGCCGACACGGGCGGCGCCCAGCGGGTCCTGTCGTTCCGTCCCCGTCGGATCGGGGACACCGGGACCGCCATCTGGGAATGGCGAATGGATAACGACGGTCTCAAGGGCCTGACCCCGAACACGGCGGGGACGTCCATCCTGGAATACATTCGGGTTTCCAAGTCGGGGACGACCCCGCGGGTTTCCTATCGGGGGTCGGCGTCGACGTCGACCGCCGCGGCGAACGCGACCTGGTTCACGTCGAACGAAATCACGTCCGGGTCACGGTCCATCGGACAGGCTGCGCTAGCCCAGTCCGACCACGTCGAACCCGCCGCTGCGGTCCTGGACGCGTCGACCGACGCCGCCGTCGCCGCTATCCGGTCCGTCCCGGTCCGTCGTGGCCGATACCAGGTCGGGTACCTGGTCGACGGGGACCCTCGGACGGGCGTCGACCATCCGATGATCCTCGCGGACGAACTGGAAGCCCTGAACCCCGAACTGGTCGACCGTCTTCCCGTCTTCGACGACGACGGGGTCGCCCAGGCCGACGACCTGGTCGTGAACCAGGCGATCCTGAACGCCGTCCTGATCGCCACGGTCCAGGACCTGACCGCCAGGATCGAAAGCCTGGAATCGTCACCGTGACGGAACCCGACCCTGGTCGGGAACCCTGGTTCGTGATCGTGTCCGGTCCTGTCGGCAAACTGGCCGCTGTCGTGGCGATCGCGGAAGTGCTGTCGGGGATCATCCGACCACTGTTGGACTGGATCGGGGACCTGTTCGTCCCCTGACCGCGACGAACCCCCGCCCAGGGAAGCGGGGGTTCGTCGCGGTCGTGGGTGGGGCAGGACCGAAACGAAGCCTACACGACGTCGGTCCAGGGACTGTCGGGGAACTGGAAGCGGTGCCGAAGCGCGGCTTTACGGACCGCCGGGGCGGTCTGGCCGACGATCCGTCCCAGTTCCGCCCAGGACAGGTCGAACTGGACCCGAAGTCGGGCGATCGTCCCGTCCCTGAGGACCATCCAGTCGTCCAGTTCCTGGGTCGCCCGTTCGACCTGTTCGTCCAGGTAGACCAGGACGGAACGGACTTCCTGTTCCGACCTGGGTTCCCGGTCTTCGGTAGCCCAGCGGGTATTCGGGCGGGGTTCAGTGGTCAAGGTTCTTCCCTTCCAGATACAGTCGGGCGACGGTCGCCCTGGTCGTTCCCAGTTCGTCGGCGGCGCGTTGGTAGCCGTCCCCCAGGGACGTCCCTGGGCGGGCGAGTAGGTCGTCGACGACGGCGACGACCAGGACCCGACGGGCGGCGGCGGCGGCGACCCGCCCGTCGCCCGCCAGTAGTTCCGTGAGAACGGCGAAGTGGTAGGCGTCGGGTTTCACGACTGCCACCACGCGTCGACCAGTTCCCAGTCAAGTCCGTAGCCCCGTCCGCCGTCGGTCGGGTAGACCTTCGCCCGTCCTACGAAGGGGTGTCCCGTGTCGGTCCATCCCAACACGTCCAGGTAGACGATCGAAGGGAACGCCTGGTCCCAGTCGTCGACGGTCTGGTCTATGACGGCGAACCCTTCGCGGGCCTGGTAGTCCAACACGTCCAGTTCGCCCGACGTCCAGTCCGCGGCGGATACGTTCAGGTCCCAACAGGACCGCCGGTCGACCCGTCCCGCCCAGACGACCGACAGTCCGCCGAAGCGGTCTTCGGTCGGGAACCAGGCGACGGCGACCCAGTCGCGGGCTTCGATAGCGTGGAACATCCCTTCCAGTCGGGCGGAACCCGCCGACGTCCCAGACGCCGACGGGTCCCCCGCTACCAGGTTCAGGACGTGTAGCCGGGGGTCGGTCACGACTGGACCCCCGGCGTCCAACGGGCGTCGAAGTCGGCGCCGTCGTGGAACTGGTCGCCCATTGCCGCGTCGTAACAGGGTCGACAGTCGACGGCGGGGCCGCCGCAGGACAGACAGGTCCCGTTCAGGAACCACGGACCGTCGTTCGGTCCACGGTCGGCGGGCGGGACGTACTTCGCGTATTCGACCTGGAACCCCAGGTCCTTCGCCATTGCCTGGGCGCGGGCTTCCGCGCTGGATTCGGTCATCGGGAACCAGGCGACCACGTCGCCGTCGTCGTGGACGACGTAGTGAGTAGGGTCGTACATAGTGGTTCGTCCTTTCGGTCGCGTAACGAACCAGACGATGATACCAGGGTTTCGTTCCTAGTCGGAATCGTGGTTTCGTAGACGCGGGGGATCATGACCCATTTCTTCCCATAGGGGTTCGGGTCTGATCTGGTCCCCCGGCGGACCTGGTTACCGATCCGGGTTCTGACGCCTGTTCCGATCCAACGGGACCCGTATGGGTTAGGTCCCGCCAGTCTCCCACGACTTCCCCCGACCGTCGTCGGGGCCGCCCGTGTAGCGTCCACTGGTTCCGCTGGATGGATGGCGAATCGTCTTCGCCGGGAACCGACCTGGGGACGTCAGTCGTCGCGACCGCGTTCTAGCCCAGTTGGAAAGTAAACGACTGTCCCACCTTCGGCGGGCGTCAGTACGTCGGGCGAATGGCGGGGGACCGCGTATCCGTGTAACCTGGGGGCGTGGCATGAGGAACCACGGGACCTTAGGGTCTACGGAACCCCCAGGCGAATCGTCTGGGGGTTTCGTCGTGTATGGTCCCGTCGGCGGGACGCCCGTTTCGCCGTTGGTCGCGTCGACGTCGGGCGTCCCGCTATCGTTCCCGCCAGTACGCGACCAGGGAAGGACGGCGCCGAATGCCGACTGGAACCGAACTTCGGAAGAACTGGGTCCACTTGTGGACCGACGTCGGCGGGCGAACCCGTTGGGGATGTACGCCCGTGACTGCGATCTACACGCGGATGATCGACCGGGGATGGAACGTCGTCCCGCCTGGGGAACCCTGTCTGGGATGCGACCAGGAAATCCTGGACGACTTGGACGGCGACCAGTGATCGTCGACCCGTGGGGAATCTGGGTTCTGGCGGTCGCCCCGACCGTCCTGGGGGTCGCCCTGGGGTTCGTCGTCGGTCGCGCTGGGGCCTGGACGATGATCGACGCCGCCCGATCCGAAGCCGACGCCGTGACCCGTCTACTGGTCGAAACCCAGGCCGTGATGCGGAACGCCGACTTCCTCCCCGACCGCCTAGACCGTGACCCCGACGACGTCCGATCCGAAGTCCGGGACTTCTGGGTCGGCGTCCTGGACCGAAGGGACCGACGATGACCCAGACCGGAAGGATCGTTCCGATCCGACAGGCCCTGTTCGCCCAGTTCCCGCGCCTGCGGGACTGGGGGACCCAGAACTGTCGGAAGATTTCGGGGTCGTCGTCGTGGTCTCAACACGCCTGGTCGAACGCGAACGACGCCGCCTATCCCGCGGGCGGGAACCCCCGAAACGACCCGTACCTGAACGCGGCGGTCGCCTGGTTGAAGGAACAGAAACGCCTGGGGACCCGCTTCGGTCCCGACGGGGTTCGGATCGGGACGATCCTGTACCAGAACGGTCCCGACACGACACAAGGTCACTGGGACCACGTTCACTACGAAGCCGACCCCAGACAGACAGGAACGCCGCCCTGCGCGGGCGGAACCCCGACCCCCGACCCGGAGGAAGACGAAATGGCGAAGACGACTGAGGGAATCCAACGGACCTTGAACGCCCACGGGTATACCGACCAGGACGGCAAGCCCCTGAAGGTCGACGGAATCTGGGGATCACGGACCGAATATTCGTTCGGGACGATGGTCGCGGACGCCGCCGCCGTCGACGACGTGGGCGGCGCCGTCTACTACACGGTCCAGGCCGGGGATTCCCTTCGGACGATCGCGGACGCCCACGACACGACGACCGCCGCCCTAATCGCCCTGAACCCCCAGATTCCGAACCCCGACGTGATCCATCCCGGCGACGTGATTCGGGTCCGCTAGGCCAGTGGGGTCCTACTACGCGACCAAGTCCTGGAAGCGGCTGCGGTCCCGCGCCCTGATCCGGGACGGCGGGACCTGTCGACGATGCGGGTCGGCGGCGAACCACGTCGACCACGTCATCCCACGGGCGGCGGGCGGACCTGACGTCCTGTCGAACGTCCAGTCCCTATGCCAGTCGTGCCACCTGGCGAAGACCAGGAACGAACTGGCCGCGGGTCTGGGTCTACTCGCCCACGGCGGGTCCGTTTCTGGACCGACCCGGAGGGTCCCCCGCCTGTCGGGGAACCAGTCGGCGCCGACCAGGGGTCGGGTCGCCCCCATCGGGTCGTTCCTGGAACCGACCGGGGGTCCGTTCCTGATCGGCGGGCGGGGGACCGATGACTGACCGCCGTCCTAGACCGACCCGCCCTAGCCGTTCTAGGTGTCGGGCGGGGGTCGCCCAGGCGCCGACCGAACGACCCCGCGTTCTAGGGTTCTGGGGCGGGGTCGCCCTGGCGCCGACGTGGTCGCCCGGACTGACAGCGACCGCCGGGGCGACCCCCGTCGCCGTCCCTGGTTCTTTAGGGCGGCGCCGTGAC